ATCGCAGTGTCTGCCGGGAATCGGCTGACGACTTCCGATTCGAGAATTCTCGCTGATTTTTTTTTGTTGTGCGATGAACTACGCAAAAGCAGCGAGACACAAAGATTCTCGCTCTCGACCGCATGAGCTTTCAAAGGAATCAACCACATGCAAACAAAACAAAAACCCAAAAGCCCTGCAGACATCAACACATCGGCAGCGATCAACATTGCAAAGCTGCTTGTTCAGGACAACTGGACTCCTGAGACGTATCGCCAACAGCGCGAGTACGTGAACTCGCTGCTAGGCGTCGTAATCGTTTCTTTGCCGCGAGATCAGGAGTTTGAGTATGTGCCAGCGGAGGTCACGCCGTGAACCAGTTAACTCTAGCCTTTGACGTTCCTGCCCGTATTTCACGCAAGTCTGACCCAATCACCAGCCAGAAATCAGCGGCGAAAACAGAACCACAACTAACCGGTCTGCAGTCCTGCTGCATGGTTGTTCTCGGTCGAGCAATTACAGCACGAACAGCGAATGAGATCGCAGTTGAGTGCGTCCGGCGGTACGGCAAATTGGCCGAATCATATCGCAAACGATTACACGAACTGGTTGAGGCAGGCAAGGCCATTGAATGCGGTGATCGTGTCTGCGAAGTGACAGGATCAACTGCGATGACGTTTCGCGTGAAGGAAAGCAAATGACAGCTAGGAAAACATGCACGGCTGAGTTTCCAAAGCCAAAGCCGCCAAAATCATCGCGACTGACAGTGCTGTGGAAAGTGGAGCCAAAGCTAACAAGGAACGGCAGACGGATCACTCAGTTTCTTTGTCAGTGCTTATGTGGTGCAAAAGTGAAAGTCGAGCGATGCAAGATTCAGAACGGACACAAGCGGTCGTGTGGATGTCTGCGGGATGACACGATCAAGGAAATCGGGAACGCATCACGGGCGAGACGAAAGGCACGAGAGGAGGCTGCAAATGCTCAATGAACTACTCGCGATCGGATGCACTGTCATTGCTGGCATCATGGCCGCTGGTGCAATCGAAGCAAACATCTGGAAATGATCCACATACAAGCGGTCGACCGTGAAACGTCGCTAAGTCGAAGGAATCGAACCGCCTTTTTTTCTTCATCAACAAGGAGGTCAACATGCTGGTTCTTTCGCGCAAGATCAATCAGGAAATCTGCATCGGTGATGGCATCAGAATCATGGTCATCGAGATCAGGGGCGACAAAGTTAGGCTAGGGATCTCAGCTCCGCGTGACACACCAGTCCATCGGCATGAAGTCCATGACGCTATCAAGCGAGAGCAGGACGCGACTGACAGCGATTGCGACTGAATACACCCTCCGTGGCATTGTTTGGTGCAAGCTTCGACAGGCTTGCGCTACGGAGGGCCTCACAGGTGACCCATTCGGAGACGGGTCGAAAATGCGTTAACTCCGACTGGCCCGGCAGGCTTTGCGGCACTGAGCATCCGGGATCTTACATAAGGAATTGAAGTGATCACGTACGAAATTGAAGGCATTCCACGACCGCAAGGAAGCAAACGACACATCGGCGGCGGAGTAATGCTTGAAAGCTCGAAGTACGTTGCCAACTGGCGAGCCTATGCAAAGCTGAAAGCTGTCGAAGCAATGCGAACAGTTCAGCGAATTGAAAAGCCACATGGAGTTCAATTGGAAGTTGCTTTCGTTTTTGACAGACCGCTGAAGCACTTCACAAAGAAGGGTTTGCGATCCGAGGCCCCAAAGTATTACACGATTGTGCCAGATGCTGACAAGGTTCTTCGGGCTCTATTGGATTCAATGAGTGGTGTTGTGTTTGGTGATGATTCGCAAGTGTGTGTTTTGAGTGTTTCGAAGACTTATGGAAAGGCTCCGACGACAATCGTCAGGGTATCGAAGGTTGAGCAATGAAAATTATCAGCGGCAAGGTGAAAGCTCCTCGCAAGTGTATGTTGTACGGCACGCATGGCATCGGAAAAAGCACATGGGCTGCGCAGGCTCCTGGGGCAGTCATCCTGAATCTGGAGGATGGGCTGAACAACATCGATTGTCAGCGAACGCAACACCTGACCACGTTTGAGCAGGTGATGGAAGCTCTCGTTTGGCTCGGCACTCAGAAGCATGATTTTTTTACCGCTGTCATTGACTCGATGGACTGGCTTGAATCGCTCATTCATCACGAGGTTGCCAAAGCGGCCGGCAAAGATTCGATTGCAGACATTGGATATGGGGCCGGATATAAGCAGGCTTTGAGATTCTGGGACCGCGTAATGCTCGCATTGGAGCATCTTCGCAACGAGCGAAAGATGGCAATTGTGTTGCTGGCTCATGCTCAAGTGAAGCGATTTGAGAGCCCCGATCAGGATTCATTCGACCGCTATCAACCCGCGTTGCATGACGCTGCTTCAGCAGCTTGGCAGGAGTGGGCCGACGAAGTTTTGTTTGCCTCTTATCGCGTCTTCGTTCGCAAAGAGGATCAGGGATTCAACAAAGAACGAGCCATCGGGGTCGGCGGAACAGAACGGTATATCCGCACCTGCGAATCAGCAGCAGTTCGCGCTAAAAACCGTTTGGCAATGCCTGAAGAAATTGAGTTTTCGTGGGCCGCGTATCAGTCGTTCTGGCCTAAATGATCAACGTGAGTTGTGGTGTTTGAGTGGTGTTTGGTTTTACTTTTGGAGAAGTGGGTTATGGGTGCTTTTGGAAGTTATGAACTTGACAAGGTTAAGAGCGATCTATTGCCGAAGGGTGAATACCCTGTCGTCATTATCAAGATGGAAGAAAAGCCCACCAAGGCGGGCAACGGGAAACTGCTGAACGTTCAAATGCAGGTCACTCGTGGCCAGTTTCAGAACAAGACGGTTTTCGACCGATTCAATGTTGTGAATCAAAACCCTGTGGCGCAGAACATCGGCCGCCAACAATTGAAGGCAATGCTGAAGGCTCTTGGGTTTGGGGACGGGTCAGACCCATCGATTCAGGATGTTATCAACGCTTCAATGAAGTCGCCGATGATTGCCATGGTGGACATTAAAGACGATCAACAGGTCGTTAAAAAATACAAGGCTGGATTGCCAACTTCGCAACCCTCAACGCCAACAGCCAAACAGCCAGAACAGAACATGGTTGAGCAGGCGTTTGAGGGTGAGCCAGCAGCGCCAACACAAAGGCCGTGGTAATGGGATTCGTCACTGAGGTTGATCAGTGGGCCGAAAGGTGTGTCAGCGATCCGCAATGGGTCGCTGACTGCCTTCACAGGCTTTACCGCTTTGGCGGTCAACATCCGGAAAGCACAGTTTGCAGACACTCGCTTGAGGTTTGGTGGATGTGCTCTCAGCTTGCTCGTGCGGAACAGCTCTGGGCGTTGGTCCATGACTGTCACGAGATCCTGAGTGGTGAGATCACTCGACATTACAAGGCCGATGAAACGGCCAAAAAGCAGCAATATGCGGACACGATTTTACGTGCTGCGTTGGGGCTATGTAAGGTTGATTTGAACACCATTCATATCGCTGACGTTGCTCATGGACAACAGGAATGGCAGGCGCTGAACTCATTCAGTGCTGGAAAAATTACACGCCGTCAGCTTGACGGCACCTATCGCGATTGCTGGCACGCCGCAACGCATGAATGGATAGACAAATTTGAAACACTGAAAGGGAAGATATGAGCATTGTTGAAAGTAAACCTCGAACGATGACGGAACAGGCGGTCGACGCGCTGGCATCTTTTGAGCCGATGATTGAGATGGTGATCGAATACGGAAACCTGACCGTTGCTGAGGATGGGATTGGGAAAGTTGAAGAGGCACACAAGGCCGTCAAGAGACTCCGCGTTGACCTCGATAAGAAGCGAAAAGAGTTGAACGAAGGGGCATTGCATTACCAGCGGACGGTGAACGCTACTGCCAAGACATTGACAGAAAGAATCAGCGCCGTTGAATCTCGATTGGAGGCACAGCGGGAAAACTACGAAGCGGAGAAAATGAAAGAGAAGCAGGCCAAAGAAGCGGCAAAGGCTGCTGTCCTGAATGAGCGTGTTTCTCGGCTATCTTCTACCGGTGTTGCTGTCACGGACTTGGCGGCACTTGGCGCAATGGCAAATGATGAGTTCGAGTTTTATTTCGCAAAAGAGGCTCGAATTGCAGTAGAAGCGAAAGAAGAGGCCGATCGGCTGGAAGCACTTCGACAAGAAGAGATTCGACGCCAGGCTGATGAGCTCCGGATCCGCGCGGAAGAAATTGAACGCCAGCGATTGGCCGACGAAGCAGCCATGGCGGAAGAACGAGCACGGATGAAAGCGGAACGTGAAACCGCTGAAGCAAAACAGGCAGAAGAACGTCGCCTGATGGAAGCAGACCGCGCTGAAATGCGTCGTCAGCAGGAAGAACTGCAAAAGCATCAGGCAGAACTGCGAGCCAAAGCAGAAACAGAAGCCGCGGAGTTGCGACGCAAGGAACGCGAAACCGCTGAAGCCGCAAGGCTGGAAGCATTGAAGCCAGAGATTGATAAGGCTCAATCTTTTGCGGAGTGCCTCATCACGGACGCTCGGGATTCTCTGATTCGTCTTGGCAATCCAGCCTGGGGAGATGATGCCATGCACCTCCTGAGAAACTGTGGGGCTTCAATCGTTGCTCTGGTTGTGCAGCGATGATCGACACTTACGACAAACAGACTGGCGAAGCCATTGGCCGTCGCAAGTCTCTTCAAATTCTTCAGGAGGAAATTGGTGGACTTAGAGCAGGCAAAAAAACGTTGGCTGAAAAGAACAAAAGAACCGATGCCGGAAGCAATCGCAAAAATGCCAATGGATGTAATTGAGAGAAAGCTGAAACTGGTGGAATCCACCGACGCTGTTTTCGTAATCCCTCGTGAGCGTGTGGCGGGTTCTGAAGAACAGCCATCATCAATGATGGAGCACGACAAGCATGGAGAGTACTCGTGATTCAGCCACGCTGGTATCAATCTGGATCCAACTCAGCCGTCTGGAATTATCTGTGCAACGACCAAGGAAACCCTTTGGTCGTTCTTCCGACTGGTGCTGGCAAGTCTCTGGTAATCGCCCTGCTGATCGAACAGGCTCGCAAGTTTGACGGCAGGGTGATTGTTCTCCAGCATCGCAAGGAGCTCATTGAGCAGAACGCCGCGGAGCTTCGAGAGTTGATGCCAAGTGTTGACATCGGGATTTATTCAGCAGGTCTGAAAAGTCGGCAAACTTCACACGATGTTCTGATGGCTGGCATCCAGAGCATCTACAAAAAAGCCGCTGATATCGGCGAACGACATCTGATCATCATCGACGAAGCTCACCTTGTGAGTGAAAAAGATGAATCGATGTACGGCCAGTTTATTGGCGAAGTTCGGGCATTGAATCCAAAGTGCAGAGTCACTGGACTGACGGCAACGCCATTTCGCACCGGTGAAGGCCCATTGTGTGGACGAACGAAACTGTTTCAAAGGATCGTTTATGAAGCCTTCACTGGTGATCTGATCGAACAGGGTTTTCTTTGTCCGATCACAAACAAGCCGGCCGACGCGGAAGTTGACACTGAAGGCATTAAGACTCGAGGCGGCGAGTTCATCGAATCTGACATGCAGTCGGTTTTTGGAATGGTCGACAACGTCAAGGCAGCGTGCCTTGAAACTGTGGACAAGTGCAATGATCGAAAGTCGGTTTTGGTCTTTACTTCTGGGGTAAAGCATGCTGAAGACGTAGTCAGGATTTTGGAAGAGCAGACCGGCGAGCGGGTTGGCTTGGTGACTGGTGAAACATTGCCAATCGAACGCAGTGGAATTCTTAGTGACTTCAAGAGTCAGGAACTACGCTGGCTTGTGAACTGCGATGTTTTGACTACTGGTTTCAATGCCAAGTCTGTTGACGCCATTGCGATCATGAGAGCGACCATGAGCCCAGGGCTATTCGCTCAGATCGTTGGACGTGGCCTTCGACTTCATCCTGGGAAAACAAATTGCCTGATTCTTGACTTTGGCGAGAACATCAAACGCCATGGATCGATTGACGATCGCAATTTCGGCCGCGCGTCCGAAGAAAAACGCGGTCAGGCTGCCAGAGCTGCGGCTCTCAATGG